CGTCCTTGTCCGCCCCACCCTTAGGCGCCTGCCACACAAGAGCATGCTGACAGTACTCACTGATGTGCACGCACTCGATCCGGCGCACCTCCGACCCGTCATCCACGAGGTCACGCTCGATCTTCACCGTGATAAACCTGGCGTCACTGGCCTCATACCAGGTCTCCCCGCTATCCGGGGTCCACTCCACCGCGAGCTCAACCTCGCCGTCAAGCCACTCAGCGTGCACGCCAGTAGACGGGTACGACGCCGTCAACGTGGGCATCTCACCCACCGGCACCGTCACCGTCATCTCCATGACATCCTTCAGGACGCCAAGGCGAGGCCCCATCGGCCGGTAGGCTGCGAGCTGCATGCCCCAGTCGCGGTAGTCCGTCATCAGTAGTGCCTCCGGAACTTCACCCTCGCGTTCGCGTTCACGCCCTCAAGCTTCACCCGGAAATTACCCAAAGCGTCCGGGGTGAACGACCAACCACCGGGCGGCACACTCAAGTCCGCGCCTACATCAGGGCCCGTGGCAGCCCACCACGTAGAACCCAGGTGCACCGTGTAGTCGTAGCAGTTGATCACCATATGGTACGTGTCCGGCGGGATCACACCATTCCACGACAGGGAGAGCCCAGACGCCACGTCGGTGATCTTCATGATCCTGGAGGGCGTCTCAATATCAATCACAGCATCATTGATAGGCAGAGCCGACCCTACCATGAGGCCAAGATTCTTCAGATCCGCCTCGGACTCATACTCGTCACGCCAAAAACCCTCCACACCCTCGAACACAAGCGTCGTCTCGATCATGTTCTCGAAGTAATGGAACACCGGATCCACACTCGACGACAAGCGCACCAGAGCCTCTTTAGCAGTCCCACCCGGTGGACGGTACTGCATCTTCAACAGTCGCCCCAGCTGGCGCACAGACCTGATCAGCGCCCACCAATTCCGGTCAAGGCCGCCACGGCCCTGCCCAGAATCCTGGACAACCATCTTCACCGTCACCTGGAACGGCTCCACAGCAACTGGAGCCAGAGGCATCACACCAGACCGTAGAGGCACCACGGTACTAATATTCCGGGGCGACCCGAGAGTAGGCAGCAGCGTCTCAGACGTCACGAACCAGCGACCCGCAGGATCATCCAACGGCACACCGTTCAGGTAGTACTCAGAAGCCATCGCCCCTCCTGTAGGCCCTCACCACAGCCACCACAGCCAACAAGACGCCAACCACGATCAGTGCTCCCACGAGGTAGGCGATCAGGCGAACACCGGCTGCGCATAGGTGCGCCGGAACCGGATCTTCGGGTTCGCCGTATCCTTGTAGCCCTTAGAGTTCAGGTTGAACTTGCCTTCAGCGTTCGGGATAAGGTGGAACCCGCGCGGGTCAACGAACAGGCTGGAATCCATGTCAACGCCGGTCTCAGCGAACCAGTCAGTGCCGCGCTTCATCCGCATATGCGTCGGGTCAAGCAGAACATGGTCCCCGGTGGTGCCGTTGGGGATAACGCCCCGCACCCAAGACCCGGTCACCGCGCAAGAGATCTCAATCCAGTCCCCGGGGAACGGGACACTGAAGGACACGTCCTTAGCGGGGAAGTGAGACCCAGTAAACCCGGGAAGCCAACGGAACTCGGTCTCGTTCAGGACAGTGTCCTCCCACACGCCGATCGCCTCCCAGGTCACACCAACCTGGACAACACCATCACCGTTCTTAATCGGGTCAGACACGGACAGGATCTTGAACAGGCACCGCGTAGCGGGCTTGTTGGACTCTTTCGCGGGCCGGACCTCCAGCCAGGCCGCGTACGGCAGCGACTCCAGCCACCGCCGGAAAGCCCAAATATCCCTGATCGTGTACGCCTGCCACAGGGTAGCCGCCTGGCCACCCACCGTGTTCATGCCCTGAGACCAGAACGTCCCCGGAGTAGCCGCGGCAGAAACCAGCGTCCCAGTAGGCGGAGTATAGATCTCCTCCCGCACCCACCAGCGCGCATCCAGGTCGTCCGCTTTGACGCCGTTCACCCAGTAGTTCGATGGCATTATCGTTCACACCCTTTCACAGACTCGCGGCAAGGCGGATACCTGAAGCCACCTTATCGCGCACAGAAGAATCAGGCTCCTGCACAGGATTATACTGGTTAATCGTCACAGACGGGCCAGCATTACGGGCAAAGTCACCGCCACCTGGGGCCTCATTATCCACCGCCATCGAAGGCAGGCGCCCAGTCAAGCCCCGCAGAGACCGCTTCACAGACGGCGTCTCCTGCTCAATACCCGACACAAACCCCCGGATGATCATGCGTCCGGTCGGCTTCAACAGCTTACGGTCAACCGGGGCCGGACCCTTCCACCTGGGAATCATCCTCGTGATACTGCCCAGAATGCTCCGCAGCCGCCCAATCGCCCGCTGCACACCAGTGATCAAACCACTAATGATGCTCTGACCAGCACTGATAAGCCAGTTGCCAGCCCCGGCGAAGAGGCTACGGATGCTGCCCGGGATATTCCGGAAGAACCCTACGACCGAAGCCGCCGCCGACCTAGTGGTATTGACGGCGCCGTTCCACATGTTATAGAACCACGTCGTCACAAACTGCGCTATCAAGCTTACGATAGTGCTGATAGACGTGTACATCGTCGTCACAAAGCCAACAATAATGTGCGCCGCCCCTGAGACAACCCCAGATATAAAAGTCCAGACACCAGAGAAGGCCTGCTTCACACCCTCCCACATCTGAGACCAGTCACCCTTCATGAACCCAATGAAGAGGTTCAATAGACCCATGATAATGTCCAGGGCCCCACTCACCGTGCTGGAGAGGATCTGCCAGACGCCAATGAAGATTTCCTTGACGCCGAACCACATGAGTTCCCAGATGGGCTGGAACCACTGTATGAACGCGTCCAGCGACTGCATCAGGGGCATGCCATAGGTGGTCCATGCTTCGCTGAAGAGCTGCCAGACCTGTTGGATCTTCGGCCACCACTCGTTGACGAAGTAGTCCTTGACAACCTGGAACGCTGCGGTAACCTCAGTCCACGCCGCCGTGACGGTCGTCCGGAACGTCTCACTGTTCTGCCACAGCAGCACGAAAATCGCTATCAGGGCAGCAATCGCCGCCACGACAAGGCCGATGGGGGACAGCAGGAACGAGATCGCCGTACCGATCCCCTGAATCGCGGTCACCAAGCCAGTAATCGTGGAAACGATCGGCCCGAGCACCTGCATGCCAACGAACGCGGCCACCAGCAGGTTCACAAGCTGGGGAGACTCCGCGAGCTTGTTGATCATCGGAATCAAGAACTGATCAACGAACTTCGCAACATAGGGGGCAACCTTCTCGATCGCACCCGCCAGGCTCGTCCCCATCGCCGTCACAAGCGGCCCCAGAGCATCCAGCAGGCGCACCAGGATCGGCCCCAAGTGCTCGAACGCGGCCCCCAGGACCTTACCGACGGTCTCAGCGACGCGCCCACCCAGGGTGAGGATCGACGCCAGCACGTGACTGACCTGTGGGGCACGGTCCGTGAGCGACTGTAAGCCATTCTGGAGGCCCTGGAAGAACAGCTTAGCGCCATGCCCTAGGGCGGCGTTCCCGAGGACCGCAGTGAGCCCCTGGAACGCGATACCAGCAGCCGTAGCAGCCTCCGGCAACGCCACCTTCAAGTTCGTGGCGATACCAAGAATCTGGGGGCCCGTCAGCTTCGCTTTCGCCATGAAATTATCCATGGAATCAGCCGCGGCCCCGAAGATCGACTTCAGAATATTCTGCCCAGTCACACCCTTCAACGCCTTATCGATCGCGTCGATATTCTTCTCGACCCGGGCGAGCGTGTACCCGCCAGCCTCCGCGGCCTTGAAAATCGACCCGATGATGGAGGCGAGGTCCTTCATGATGCCCCACGACCGCTTCGCCGCGTCCGCACCCCTCAGGATCGCCTTATCGATACTCCCGTCCCCGGCGGCCTTCTCAGCCCAGGCAGCAAACTTCTCACCCAGCTGGGTGAACCAATCACCCAACTGGGGTAGATAGCGAGACCCGACCTCACCGATCGTGAGGATCCCCTGAGTGAACCCAGCGAAGCCGCCGGTCGCACGCCTAGCGCCCTCAGTCGTATTCTGCAAGGACCGCTCAAGCTTCGGAAGATGCTGGCGGGTTACCTCAGCCATGCCGGCGATCCAGCCGCCTTGCACCTCGGCGAGATCTCCCAGTTCGCGGTGAAGCATGGGGAGAGCCTCTGACGCCAGCGCACGCACGCTACCGGCAGCACGGTCCCAGAAACGGTTACCGATCGTCTCCTGCAGGCGCCCGAAGTCCTCTACCACATCCTGGATGTGATCCTTGGCCGTAGACAAGGCAGTAAACAGGACACCAGCCGACGTGGCCATCCCAAGGAAGATGCCCGGCAGAGCCAGGCCAGCGGGGGCGATAGAAGCGAGGCCTTTCGCGAGAGCGAGCACATTGCCGGCAGCCCCGACCATGGCGGCACCCATAGCGGCAGCCGCGGCGGCCGTGGTACCCATCGTGAGGGCAGTCTTATCGAGGTTCTTGATGACGTCCTTCAAAGACCGGCCCCAATCCGTCAGGGCCCTACCACCAGACAGGCGACCAATATACTCCTCGACCTTCGCGAAGGCCGCATGATCAACGACGGCCTGGATATTCACCTTACGAGGTCGAGTCAGCCACGCAAGCTTCGCAGACGCCTTCCCCGTATCCGCATCCGCATTGACGGTGACCTTCTTGTCATCCGCAAGCTTCCTGATCTTCCGCTTCGTCTGCTCATAGGAGCTCTTATCAACATCGGTCTTAACACCGATACGCTCCTCAAAGCGTTTTTGTAGCGCCTTGTGAATTTTATCCAGTGAAGCCTTATCGACGACTGGGTCAATCGCCTGAGTGACAGCGGTCATGTCCCTGAGCTGGAGGCGGATGCGAGTCAGCCCCGGCCCATCCAGGCGCGGCACGATCTTCGTACTCGTATCCTGGCGGCGAATCTGCTCCTTCACCCGCCGCATAGACAGCTGGTCCAGCTCAGGAGACACCTTAGTAGACGCGCCAGCACGCTGAAGGGCAGCACGATACTGGCGGACGGCCAGATCATCCACACGAGGGGCTACGCGCGCATCCTTGACAGAGTCATTCACGCGCCGCTTCGTCTCAGCGACAGACTTGTTGTCAACCTTGAGCTTAGCGTTTACGGTGGCCTTCAAGCCCTCAATGCGCTTTTGCAGACGCACCACGGACTGTTCGTCCAGGCGCAGTTTCACCGACATGGTCGGCTTCGCCCTCCGCAGGCGACGCTCTAGATCGATAATCTCCCGCTCATCAAGCTCCAGGCCAACGGGGATCTCAAGGTCGAGCTCGTGGCGTATCTTGCGGAGCTTCTGCCTCAGTTCCTTCGCGAACCCGGTAAGGTCTGGGGCGACCTTGACGCCAAGCTTACCGACTATACCCTTAGGCATACGCCACACCGCCCATTCTTAACATCACCCTATAGACCCAAGCATAGCAGCCATGCCCATCTCATCAGACGACGAAACCGCTTCCCTACTCCCCGGGGGCTCGGGGCGAGCCGCATACTCAGCATGACGCAGACGAGCCTGCTGCTGAGCAGTCGCCTTCATCGTCAACGTGCCAATATCCGCTAAATCCGCGCGCTGACGCTCAGCATGACTCCACCCAAGCCATTCCTCACCACCAAGCAAGGTGCGGGCACGCCACATAGACCCGGGCTCATACGGCAGCCTGGCGACAAGAGCTTCTATCAGAGAAATCCGGAGCCGACAGCCCCTCGCATCTACACCATAAAGGGCGTAGAGGTCGCCGTCAGCATCCGGATTCTCGTCAAGAAATTTCTTCAGCTCTCGTCGCCGAGCAATTCCCCCACCCAGGCACCAACCAGCTCAATCACAGCCGTCAACCCATGGGTGCGGTAGAACTCGATGTACGCCTTCTCGTCCGTGAGGAAGCCGTCCTCCAGAAGCTCTACGACGTTGGTGAGCTCGCTCATGCTCAGGTTGTCAACGTCTTCCATATTGATTGCCTCGAAGAGGCGCATCGCCTGAGACGGCTTCAGGTCACGGGGGTGAATCAGCACCTCATGGCCTGGCACGTCCTCGAGCGCCACGTCCTGAGGCTCCGCTGTCTTCTTCTCGTCTTTCGCCATTGTTCTGTGCTCCATTTATCTGGTGCGCCCCCAATTGTGGTGTGATGCCTGGCGTGGGCGGCGGGAGCACACCACAAGAGGCACCACCCACGCCAGGAGACTAGAAGAGGTCAGGCGACAGTCAGCTTCGTAGCCGAATCGGCCTTGCCCTTGCCGTTGATAACACTGATCACGTGCTGGCCAGCAGACACGGTCGGGACCTTCACCGTCAGGACAGTCGCGGAACGCTTCGTGAACGACGCGGCAGCGGCGCCAACCGTAACGCGACGCACACCATCGAAGTTGGTGCCCGTCACGGTCACAGTGTCGCCGACTTTCGCGTTAACGGGCTTGATCTCGGTGATCGTCGGCACAGCAGTCGCCTTGCCGGTAACCTCGCGGGCGCGCAGGTAGTGGACGCTCGTCTTACCAGACGGAGGGGTCAGGAGGACGCCCTTCATCTTGACCTCAGTGAAGTTCTCCTTGTCCAGGGTAGGCATGTCACCGGACAGGTTCACCTTCCGCAGGAGGATGCCGGAGACAAGCTGGCCCTCCACGATCACGATCAGGATCGCACGGTCCGTAGAACCGGACAGGACCAGGTCGTAGCCGTCTGTCTCCTCCACGTAGGTGGAGCCGGGGAACGCCGTCTGGATCGTGTCGTCCGAGAAGGACACCGAGTTGATAGTGACGTTCGTGGTCTTCGACGCACGCGTCGAGCGAGCATTCTTACGGTCCCACGTGTCCTTAGTAGACGCGTCACCACCGTCAGTCTCGAACTCGATCAGGTTCTCGCTGGAGGTGTCGCCAATCCACTTCCAGCCCTGAGCCTCCAGAGTCGTACCATCGCCGAACTCGTAAGCCCACAGGTCAGGGGCGGCGGTGTCAACGTCACCAACGTAGACGTGGCCCATGCCCGCAATCTGGATTTCCTTATCAGCATTCGCAGTGTTTGCCATGCTCATCCTTCCTTTTGAATCTTGGAGCGGGCCACGATAATGCCGCTCACCCTGAACTCGGCATAGTCCGCAGTGTTGGACTGCAGGCCACCGAGAGTAGGCCCAGAAAGCTCCAGGTTGGCTATCCACCCGCCCGCGACCGGTTTACCGTCCCGCCACAAGCGGTTCAGGCCAGCCATGAGAGCAGTAGCCATCTCCTCGGCCTTGTCCATGCTCTCGTCGGTCACATACCATGTGACGCGCATCTTCAGGCCAGCGAACATGGGGCCGTTCTCCAGGGTGGACGTGGAGATGACCTGACAGACCAGGATCGGCCCCAGATGGTTATCGACGTCAGCCCTGGTCTCTACCTCTGCCTCTGACAGGACGAGAGCCCCACCACCGTGCACAACCTGCCTAGTGGCGTCCACAATGAACGTCTGAGGCAGGAGCGGGGGGTGCTCTTCATAGATGGCCATCAGAAACCACCATGCCTAGCGACCACGGACCGGAACGCGTTAATGCCCCGCACCCACTTGCGTCCCGCACGTCCGGCACGTCCCTGGAAGTGCCCGAATTCCGTGTGCCACGAGTAGGACACTGAATTGACCTCAACGTGGTAGTCTGTGCGACCCTTGAACACGCGCACAGAGGAGGCGAGCTTGCCCGTGCGCACATGCTTCGCCAACTGGGCGGCCACCTCAGCCGCAACACGGGCCGCGGCAGCCTTGAACTCAGGCTGCTTAGAAGCCTCCTCAGCGATCAGCTTACGCACAGCCTTATTATCGTAGACGACGATATCGCCGGGCATGGCTACTTGACCTCCCCGCGCATCAGCTCCACGCGCACCGTGAAGTGTGCGACCATGGGGGATGCCCCGAAGTAGCCTGGGTCGCCGGTCTGCTGGTACGTGTAGTCCAGGGACGCGGCAGGCCCATCTAGAATCTTCACGGTCGAATGGGGCCCACCAGGCCACCTGCCAGCGCCCATGATGACTAGCGTGGTCTCGTCCACAAGACTCTTCTCAGGGTTCCGCTTCTCGGTAGCACTCTGCCCGCTGCCGGATGCCGGCTCAACCAGGACACCAGAGACGACATGCTTCCCCGTGGGCTCATACTTACGGCCCGTACGGCCCTCCACGGCCCGATAGGTGGTGACCTCGACCCGGTGTGGCCCATTCTCCAGGATACGGCCTCTACGCGGCTTATACGCCTTCACCAGTACCCCCACGGGCTAACCCCACACAAGTCATTCGGAGGCGGGTCAGGCGGGCTATGAGGAGCCACAGAAGCCGACCAAGAGCCACCATTGTCGCCCCGCCGGTTCGCAAGATAGCCATCACCAGAGAACTGGAGAGCCGACCAACCCCCGGGGTGATCACGGAGCATAGCCCACTCAGCCGGACGGAGCTCCAAGAGACCAGAAGCGATCGCCGCATTCACCGAATACGTGTACGTACCCTCAGTCTCATACTTCATCACCCCACCGGCGGGGGCGCGCAGGACACGGCACACGGCCTCGGCCTCGACACGCTTCAGGACCGTCTCATACGGCTTGCGCGCCTTAGCCTTGTCCAGCGCATCAGGGATGGCGAGGAGGATAGTCGCCTCGACATACTCAAGCATGCCCTCCACGTAGGGGGCCTCGTCGGCGGCGTCGATACTCCTCATGAGAGCCTGCTCAACGTCCGCCACGCTTGCGACTGTCACACTATCCTCCTCACCATCACCTCAGGGACCGCGCCATAGGCCGGGTCAGGCCTTCTTCTTGAAGACAGCGAAGGCCTTCGGGTCGCGGATAGCCCAACCGAAGGTAGCCTCAGCGAGGAACGCGATCATGTTGGTGCGGAACAGCTCCAGGCCGAACGCGTACTCGTTGGCCTGACGCATCTCGATGTCAGCGACGTTACCGATGACCAGATTGTCCTTGAAAGAACCAGCGACCATGATGGCGCTGGTCTCCTCGACCTTGGCCTTCTCGTAGCCGCCCACGGCGTTGCTGAAGTGGATCGGAAGGCCGAGGAACTGGCCAACCGGGTCAGCAAGGTTGGTGGAGGCCTGGTAGAGCGGGCGACCCTGAGTGTCGGTCACACCAAGAATCTTGGTGCGGACGTTCTTGCGGGCGAGGAACGCGTCAACGGTGAAGTCGTCGTTAGCGGCCTCAACAGCGTCAACACCCTTCAGGACAGCGTCAAGGAGACCGGAGCCCTTAACGGCGGCGTAGTCAACGTCAACCAGGTTGGCGTTAGCGCTGATGATCGGAGTCTGCCCGGCGAGGACGGTGCCGGTGAGGGCGTCCTTGCCGTGGAGGATAGCGTTGTCCATGGCGCGGGCGATGGACTCAGACAGCTTCTTCTGCAGGCTCAGGTAGGCCATGACGGGGCTACGGCGGACGACCTCCTCGGAGAGGACGACACCGGCCGCGACCTTGATGGGCTTGATGGTCTTCGTGGTGAACGAGACCTCGACGGCAGGCTTGTCACCACCCTCAGCGACAACACCGGCGGTCGGCTGACCAACCGGGACGGGGAGAGCCGCGCCAGAGAGGGGGATCGGCGTGGTCTGGGCGATCGACTGCATCACGGAGCCCTTGTAGGCCTGGGTCCAGATGTTCTCGATGACCTCGGGAGGGAAGACTCCCTTGTTCTCGCCCGCGAGGAGCTTGTCTAGTGTGTGCTTAGCGGCCGGATCAGCCATATGCTTCGTCCCTTCACGTTAGAGGAGGCCGAAGAACCCGGCGGCCTGCTCTTGTAGGTTGTTCTTCTCAATCGTATCAGATCCCATAACCGGGTCCCGGGGTACTGATACGGGCTTTTTATCGACGGCGCCCTTCAGAGAGGACAGGAGCTCAAGCTTCTTCTCCCACGTCTCCTGGTCGCCATCGAGGAAGACGCCGTACTCGTCCGTGAGGCCGGCATCTGCTAGTGCTTTATCGCGGGCCTGGGCGATCTTCGCCGCTTCGGCTTCCTGGGCGGCCTTGTCGCGTTCGGCCCGCATTTCCTCTAGAGCTTTTTCGAGAGCCGCCAGGCGGTCCGTATCGGATTGCGGGCCACTATCAGTG